CCATGGGCTAGGAACCATCAAGAAGACACGGTGCGGCACACGGCCGAGTGGATCGCAGTCGAAATTCGTGCTCTCAAGTCCAAGCCATCAGGAGCCTAAAGTGACCCACAACACCTACCAAGGCGACGACATCCCCGGATGGGACACGCCAGACCCCCGCACGAGCCCAACCACGGAGCCCGGCGAACTCGCCCCAATCCGAGAAGTCCGCATGCCCCCCGGAACTCAGCTAGTCATCGCTCTGGCAGCTGGTGGGATCATTGGGGCTGTCGCAGCGTGGAATTGGCCGTGGTAAGGCACGCCAACCGAACAGATGCGAATCACGAAACCGTGCGCGAGGGTCTACGAGAAGCCGGATACGACGTTCTGGACCTGTCAGACGCAGGAAACGGCATCCCTGACCTTTGCGTGAACCGGCTCGATGAAATCAGGAGTCTCCCGTTGTTCATCGAAGTGAAGGACGGAGAAAAGCCTCCCAGCCAGCGCAGATTGACTCAGGCTGAGCAAACATGGGCCAGGTACTGCGGAGCTATCACCGTCACAGTTCTAACGCTCCAAGGGGCTCTAGAGGCTTGCAAGAGGCATTTCGGCGTTTAATGCAGTACACAAGAGGCGGCCGTTGTGAGAAAATACCTCATGCATAGGAATCAGAACCTCAATACGTCCAGTCAAAAGGTAGGCGTGACTGGCTGACCCGCACCAGAGCCCGGTTTAGCGACTGGGCTTTGTTGTTTCAGGGGAAAACCATGAAAAAGACCAAGACCAAAGGCAAGACAAGGCGCGGCTATTGAATGTGAGTCACCGCTCACTTGTGGCTCTGTTTCAGAATCGCCTAGAATTCGTGCATGCCATTCGAGAAGGGCCGATCAAAGACGGGCGGTAGGGCCTCCGGCGTGGTCAACAAGGCTACGCAAGACGCAAGACAGGCCATAGCCTTATTCGTAGACCAAAGCGCTCCTAAGCTCTTAGATTGGCTCGATCAGGTGGCTAATGGAATGCCGGATCACGACATCAAGCCTAATCCGGCCAAAGCAATCGAGCTAGTGCAGAACCTCTGCGAGTACCACATTCCAAAGCTGGCCCGCACAGAGCTAAGCGGTAGCCCAGATGGAAGCCCAATCCGCCACGCATGGACCGTAGAGATGGTAAGACCCAAATGAAGCTTCGCAAATCCAAGCCAGATGCAGACATCCTGCATACTGAATCAGCCCTCAAGTTCCTAGGCCCGGGGCGCATTCGAGGCTGGTACTGGTCTCATCAACTCACTGGTTGGTTTTGGGCGAAATCTCCCACTGGGGACTGGTATCGCAGCGTAGAGATGGTGAGGCCGAAGTGACCTGCAAACTCTGCGGTCTAGAGCATAGAGGTTGGATCAGCTGCGCTAAAGCAAAGGCCGATCTCGACGCCCTGAAGGTTGCTGCGCTGCGTGTCATCCATGCGGACTTGATTGCCGATACGCTTGGTAGTTCACCAGATGTTGATGGTAGTTCACGGCATGGCGTCTACAAAGATCAAGAGGCGCGCAAAGCCTACCGGCGCGAATGGATGAAGCAGCGGCGTGCCAAAGCTCCAAATCCCTGAGAAGCAAATAGAGCGTTACGTTCGCGCTCGATTGCGCGTGGCTAACGACCATCCGCTCCAGCGTGAGTTCGCCGCCAAGGAACTGAAGCTAGCCAAGAAGGCTATGCGGGCTGCGATCTGGCGTTTGGTCGATGGTGTGAGTTACACAATTCCCTGATGCCGCGCCTTCAAATCCCTGAGAAGCTGGAACCCATCTTCACCCCCAACCGCTACAAGGTGATGTGGGGTGGCCGGGGAAGCGCAAAGAGCTGGACCGTAGCCGCAGCCTTAGTTCTCAAAGCAACGATGGAGCCGACACGTGTCCTATGCGCCCGCGAGACCCAAAAGAGCATCCAGGAGTCGGTTCACCGGCTCATTAAGGACACGATCGACCGTCTCGGTGTTGGTGAGCTTTTCGAGGTTCAAGAGACACGGATACTTGGTAAGAACGGCTCAGATTTCGCCTTCGCTGGGATTCGGCAGCAAAGTGTTGCCAATCTCAAGTCATTTGAGGGCGTTGATATCTGCTGGGTTGAAGAAGCTCAGGTGGTTACAAAACGCTCCTGGGATGTCCTGATCCCCACGATTCGCAAGCCTGGCTCAGAGATATGGTTAACCCTCAACCCCGAGCTAGACACCGACGAAACTTACACCAGGTTCATCCTCGATCCACCGTCAAATGCGTGGGTGCAGCGGGTCAACTGGCACGATAACCCTTGGTTCGGGAAGGAACTCGATGACGAACGCATCCTCATGGAGCGGCGCGATCCCATCGGTTACCGAACTGTTTGGGAGGGTGAATGCAGACCAGCAGTCGAAGGCGCGATCTACGCCCAAGAGATCGACTCACTACAGCGTGGAGGTCGGTTCACCACCGTTTCTCACGATCCACTGCTCAAAACACATACCGTATGGGATTTGGGCTGGAATGATGAAACAGTGGTCCTCATCGTTCAGCGGGCAGCTTCGGAGCTTCGAATCATCGGGGCCTACATCGCCAGGTTCACAGAGTACGCGGACGACATCCAAGCCCTGAACGACTGGGCAAACGAGAAGGTCAACGGCAAGTCTGTCCGACCGGGCCTCCAATGGGGCACTGACTGGCTTCCCCATGATGCTAGGGCCACCAGCAAGCTAGCAGCAGGGAAGACGGCCGAGAAGATCATCAAAGGGCTAGGCCGTACTGTAGAGATCGTGGACAACATCCACGTCGAGGACGGAATCAAGCAGGTCCGTGCCATCTTCTCTCGCCTCCACATCGACAAGTCCTGCCAGGATTGGATGAACGCCATCAAGCGCTATCACCGCCACGTAACGGCTGATGGCTCAAAGACAGGCATCCCAGTCCATGACGACGCCTCCCACGGAGCGGATGCTTTAAGGTATCTCGCTATAGTGGCCGAGCGGCTTCATAATCACCACATACAGAAGACTCAGAAGATCAAATACAACACGATGGGTATTGTGTGAGGTATAGTGAGATATGGGAATCTGGTTATGCCGAACGGCGCCAGAAGATACTAGCCACCAACGCGCCCATCGGGCGGAAACTGGTAGCACTGCAAAGGGTATGGGCTCGTGAGCAGCATAAGAGCGTCAATAAGGCTCGAAGCCCTGTACGTGGAAGTAACGGCGCTCAAGGCTGAGGTATCAGAGCTTCGTGCTCGCGTTCAAACGCTAGAGCAGCCGCTGTTCGTGGTGCCAGAAGCGGGGCCAATCAGACTAGAAGTCGTCAAGCGGGGGCCTGGCAGGCCGCGCAAGAATGGCAATTGACGACCAAGCCCTCCTAGCGGCTATCGACCGAGCCAAAGAGAACTCGTATGGCTCTGACGAGATGTCCAACCTCGGGCAAAAGCGCGCAAAGGCCATCGAATACTACCTGGGGCTCAATACAAACCCTGCCCCCGAAGGACGAAGCCAGATCGTTGATAGAACGGTCTACCAAACCGTCCAGACCATCCTCCCGAGCCTTGTTCGCATCTTCGCTGGCTCGACAGACGAGATTTGCAAGGCCGTTCCCATCGGCCCGGATGATGAAGCAGGCGCAGAGCAGACCACCGCTGTTCTAAGGCACTACGTCACCGAGAAAAACCAGTGGGAGCAGATCGTTGCCGACTGGATTTGGGACGCTCTGGTCACGATCAACGGCTACTGCATGGCCTACTGGGATGAGTCCAAAAGGCTGATCCGAGAGAAGTACGACGGTCAATCAGAAGACCAAGTAGCAATGCTGATGCAGGACAAGAACGTCAAAGTCTTGCAGCAAAAGTCCTACGTAGACGAACAAGCTACAGCAGACCAGCAGGCCCAGTACGAGCAGGCAATGGGTCAGTACCAGCAGATGGCCCAAATGGCCCAGATGCAGGCTCAACAGACAGGCCAACCTCCGAACATCCAGCCGCCTCCGCCTCAACCGCCAGAGGTGATGCTGTATGACCTGTTGATCGAGCGCACCGAGAACGAAGGCAAGGTGTGTATCCGGGTTCTCCCACCGGAACACTGCATCATCTCGGCCGATACGCCGGATTGGACCCTGAACGACTGTCCGTACTTCGAGTATCGATGCCAGAAGACCATCGACGACTTGAGGAAGATGGGCCTCGATGTTGACGATGACATCTCAGACGATGAAACAGACGACTCGCCGGAGAGCTTCGCGCGGGATCGATTCGGAGAGACCACCGACGACGACAGCAAGGGCGCAAGCCGGCTAGTCTGGGCTCGGATGATCTGGGTAGACGCTGATGTAGAGGGCGACGACGAGGTAAGGCTGTACTACGTCATTGCAGTCGGTAGGAAGATTCTCTTCAAAGAGCCATGCGGGCGCATCCCGGTCTCTTCGATGACGAGTCAGCCCCTCCCGCATCGGCATATCGGCATGTCGCTCGCGGAGACCGTTTTCGATGTCCAAGACACGAAGATGGCGATCAAACGTGGGGGGTTGGATAACCTCTACCTCGCCAACAACGGCCGGCACATCATCTCTTCGAAGGTGAATCTAGAGCAGTTCATGGACTCCCGCCCAGGTGGGGTTGTCACGATGAACGACGACTCTTCCATGCCTGGTGAAGGGCATGTCTTCCCGCTGGTTCATCCCTTCGCTTTCGAGAAGATCGTCGGCTCCCTCGAATACTTCGATCAGGACGCCCAGAACCGCACAGGGGCCTCTCGATACTTCTCAGGGACGGACGCCGGAGCGATCAACAAGACCGCTTCGGGGACTATCGCCCTCCAGAAC